CAAGGCATTCAAGGCACTCAAGGCGCTACAGGCGCTACAGGTGCTGATGGTGCTGTAGGTGCTACAGGTGCTGACGGTGCTCAAGGCATACAAGGTATTACAGGTACTGATGGTACTGATGGTACTGACGGTGCTCAAGGTGTTACAGGAGCTACAGGTGCTCAAGGCATTCAAGGTGCTGCGGGCGCTACAGGCATTCAAGGCATTCAAGGCATTCAAGGCGCTACAGGTGCTACAGGTGCTGACGGTGCTGATGGCCCTACAGGCGCTCAAGGCATTCAAGGCCCTACAGGTATTCAAGGTGCTACAGGTGCTACAGGTGCTACAGGTGCTGATGGTACTGATGCAAATACTACTGGCCCTGCAGGCGCTACAGGTGTTACAGGTGCTACGGGTCCCCAAGGTGTCACAGGTACTGGAGGTGGTAGTAGTGCTGGCATCGATGACAATGCGACTTCAGTAGCACTCACAATTGATTCTGCGGGAGATCTGTTTCACGGAATGACTACTGCTCCTACGCGATCCACATCTAATTATAATCCTGGTACACAGCTAGTATCTGCCAGCCCTACTGGTTCAGTAGTAATTGCCTTTAGAAATGCGGAAACAGCTAACGGAGATTTTTGCGGCGGTTTTCTCATAGGCAATAATGATACAAGTGGAGCTGAAGGACACTTCTCTGGGATGTGGGCTGAAGCAGAAGCCGATGGTAAGATGAACTTGTTTCTTAGCGGAGAACGGTATAAGTTTGAGAACAAAGATCCTCATGTTACTATTGATAGAGATGGACACTTCTATGTACATAGGCAAAAGGCGGACGCCTCCACCAGCACTAGGGCTGGAGTTAAGATCCATAGTTCAGCAATTGGAGACACCAATGGTGGGCAGATATACATGTGGGCTCCAAGCTCTGATGTTATGCAATTTAGAAATACATCGAATAGTTCCAGTCTTGTAGGTAAGATCACTATCAGTACTACCTCAACTACTTACAGCACTAGTTCAGATTATCGACTGAAAGAAAATGTAGTAGCACTAACAGGGGCTACAGAACGTCTGAAGCAGCTCAATCCTTCAAGGTTTAACTTTATTGCAGATGCTGATACAACTGTTGATGGTTTCTTGGCGCATGAAGTGCAGTCTGTTGTGCCTGAAGCGATTACAGGAACACACAATGAAGTAGAAGTATGGCAAGAGGGCGAGGAATTGCCGGATGGCGTTTCTGTTGGTGATAATAAACTGGATGAGGACGGTAATACAATACCCGATTATCAAGGCATAGATCAGAGTAAATTGGTTCCACTACTTGTAGCAACAATACAAGAGTTAGAGGCAAGAATTACTCAACTAGAAAACGCATAGTCGTAAAAAAGGGAGCTTTTGCTCCCTTCCCCCTAACCTTCTCCAGCTTCTTCTGGCTGGAGAGATCTTCCAAGTAATTCTACAAAACCTTCTTTAGCAATTCTTGCTTGATGCTCTCTAGAGTTTAATTGCCTCAACTGGTTTTCAATATCCTGTATTTGAGCTACTAAATAATGCTGTTCTTCAGTTAGCTCATCTAATGGATACTCAATACCATTGAAGTTTAAAGTTGATTTTGTTTCTTCTTGCATTTCTGCGGTGGCCATAGTAGGATTCCTTATTTAAAAATGTCCTGCCAATTACCTGTAGTACTCGCTCGAGAGTATTCAGTAGCTCGATTCTCAAAAAAGTTAGCGTGTTCTACGCCATTCAGCATATAATCTAACCAAGGAAGAGGATTTTCTTCGCTTGAAAAGATTTTCTTCATACCTAGACCTAGCAATCTTCGATCTGCAATATATCGAATGTAAGACTTTACTTCTTCCGCTGTTAGCTCAGGCACGTCTGCGCCTTCAAAGCACAAATCAATAAAAGCGTCTTCTAGTTCCACGGTTCGCTCTGCCGCGCAATAGATTTCATACTTTAAATCGTCATTCCATAGATCTGGGTTTTCTTTAATAAACGTTCGGAATAGCTGTGACATTCCTTCAACATGAAGGGTCTCATCGCGAATTGACCATGTGACAATCTGTCCCATGCCTTTCATCAAGTTATGGCGAGGAAAGTTTAGTAGAATAGCAAAGCTACTAAATAACTGTACTCCCTCGGTAAATCCGGAATAGATAGCCATGGTTTTTGCAATATCCATAGGTGTATCCATTCCAAAGTTACTTAGATGCTCATGCTTATCAAGCATTGCCTTATGTTCAAAGAACTTTTGATACTCATCATCCCCAAACCCTAGAGTTTCGAGAAGTAACGAGTATGCCTCTTGATGCACTGCTTCCATTGCGGCGAAGGCCGACAACATCATTCGAACCTCTGGCTGCTTAAATGTAGGCAAATAGTGTTTTGCGTAGCCACAGCATACATCTACATCTGCTTGTGTAAAGAAACGAAAGATGCTTGAAAGCAGCCTTCTATTTCCCTCGCTCATTTTTTCTCTATAATCCTTTAAATCATCCGCTAGATTGACTTCATCAGGAAGCCAATGCATATGCTGCTGAGACTTGTAGTGCTCAAAAGCCCAAGGATAGTTAAAGGGTTTATAGTATTCTCTTTCTGTTAATAAATTCATATGTTCACCAATTGTGTACCACGTTTGCCATAATGAAAAAACAGGTAATAAAGTTGACAATTACTATAGCAGTTCTAAGAATTGCTACTATATTATCATACTCTGCTGTTTTTTCATCGGAGAAACTTCCTATTGTATATTTCCAAATAGTCCAAAACTTAGCCTTCACAAGCGAAACAGGCCTCATCGTCAATGCTTTCAAAGATCTGTCTTCGTAAAGCCTCATCGGAAACGTTTTCTGCTCGTTTATACGCTTCACTACGTAAATAATATAGAGTTTTCACTCCTCTTTTCCAAGCCATCATATGAGTGGCGTGAAGTTCTTGTTTAGAGACATTTGCAGGAAAAAATACATTTAGAGACTGACTCTGACAGATGTATTCCTGTCTATCCCCTGCCATCTCAATTACCCAGCGTTGATCCAGCTCAACAGCCGTTTTGAAAACATCTTTATCCCAATCATCTAGAAAATCTAAATGCTGCACTGAGCCACCGTTTGTTACGATACTCTTCCAGACTTCATCTGTGTCCTGTCCTAGATCTTGTAATATATTTTCAAGATACTCGTTTTTAAGTAAACTAGACCCACTTTTAGTTTTTTGAGTAAAAGCGTTAGCCCTATAAGGCTCAATTGAAGGAGAAGTATTACCGCAGATAATACTGCTACTGGCGTTAGGAGCAATAGCCAGAAGGTGAGCGTTACGCACACCATAACCTTCTCCGTCAGGGCACTCGCCTCTTTCTTCAGCAAGCTCTCTTGTTGCACGTACTGCCTCCGATTTAATATGCTGAAACATTTGCATGTTCCTGCTCTTTGCCATAGCACTTTCAAACGGAATGCTGTGGCGTTGAAGATGGGCGTGAAATCCCATAGCACCTAAGCCTAAGCTGCGCTCTCTCATAGCACTAAATTTAGCACGAGATAGCTGATCTGGGGCATGTTGAACAAAATACTCAATAACATTGTCTAGCATACGAACTAGATCCGGTATAAACTTTGGATCACTTTTCCACTCATCATACTCCTCCAGATTAACACTAGACAAACAGCATACTGCTGTGCGGTCTTTATCTGTAGGAAGCGTAATTTCAGAGCATAGATTAGAATGGTGAACACTCAACCCTAGTTTTTGTTGAAACTCTGGAACACCCTTATCTACAGTATCCTTAAACATAATATAAGGTTCGCCTGTTTCTACTCGATTTTGTATGAGCTTCACCCAAAGTGTCTTTGCAGAAACAGTTTTTACTACTTTATTAGAATGGGGGTCTACTAGATCCCAAGAATCATCAAAACCTTCGTGTCTGGTAGCATTCTCAATTAATTCCATAAATTTGTCAGATATAAGGATGCCATGATGAAGATTAACAGACTTTCTGTTAATATCACCGCCTGTAGGTTTACGAATATCCAGAAACTCTTCAATTTCTGGGTGAGAGATGTCAAGATATGCTGCATAGCTTCCTCTTCGTGTTACACCCTGCGAGAATGCCAACATTTCAGCATCCACCACTTTTAGAAACGGAATTACTCCCGTACTTTCGGAGCCGTTGCTCGTTTTCGAGCCTACACTCCTGACCTCGTTCCAACACCCGCCTACTCCACCTCCTACAGAAGACAGATATGCATTTTCAGTGTAATGGTCGGTAATACCTTCTCTACTATCGTCAACATAGTTTAAAAAGCAGCTTATAGGCATGCCTCTCTTTGTTCCTCCATTCGATAGAATAGGAGTAGAGAACATAAACCACAACTTACTTGCATAGTCATATAGTCTTTGAGCATGGGCATCATTGTCCGCAAATGCTTTAGCCGCACGAACAAACGCATCTTGAGGAGAGGTCTCTCCGTCTACTAAGTATCTATCTTCTAAAGTTTTTATACTAAACTCCGAAAGATACTTATCTCTAGAATATAAAATTTCCACTTATTACCCTCTTAAAATATTAGCACATTTATTATTAATGTCTTGAATATTTTCCTGTCCTATTGCTTCTCTTGCATATGTTTTTAGATCCATAAGCTCAAAGTTTCTCAGTAGAACTTCTTTGTTGTCATTTAACATCTGTATGAATTTATACTTACTATCTATAGGACACGCGTCATATATATCAAATACATTTCCATACTCTTTTACTAGGGAAGTGGCTCGCTTTTCTCCAATACCAGGAATTCCAGGTATATTATCTCCCTTATCTCCCATTAAGCATTTTATGGTTATATAGTCATCTATAGAGAAGTCCCTAGTATCCCTCCAAGTATCGAATGTAGATTCTTTCCTATTAATATAGGAGAACCTAGACACTGTAGGAGACACGAGCAGGTCCCAGTCCCTATCAGAACTAACTAGCCACATATGCTCAACATCTGCTGCACTAGCGAGGTATCCAGCTATGTCGTCTGCTTCTACCCCACTATACTGTAGTACTATCTCCTTTTCGGAAAAGTACTCCATAACATTTTTCATTTCCTCAAAGAATACTTGAAAAGCCTCTTTTTCTTGGTCACTTTGCTTTTCGTATTTTTCTTTTCTATTTAGTTTGTATTCTGGATAAATTTCTTTTCTGTAAGAACTGCTGCCTTTATCTCCCGCTATGATAATTGTACCACAGTTGTAGGAGTCGGCTAACGAATTTACAGTTCTTACATATTCATCTGTAAAACTTACTTTTCCTTGATGTTTCCATCTAAACCCCAGATTTAACGAGTCTATGACTATCACACGTTTTTCGCTAGGTTTCTTTAAATTGTTAAACTGTATTGCCATTATTTATAAATCTCGGGGTTTCATAGGTTAGCCACTCATCTGCTATCATCACATAACATCCTAGGTGTGATATATAAAAATATTTATCAACCTTTGCTGGCCTGTCTGTGGTAGCTACAAATATCTTTGACCTGTTATACTTAAAGAACAACAAGGGCTTCTTAGACGTTAAATCTCCTTGAGATACTGCTTGATTCCACCAACCAATAAACTCATTGGATTTATTAGTGAGTATCTTATCATCAAAATGCGAGTTCTTATAGAATTTAACTTCTATACAGTAGTTCATGGTAGTATCTGGTATAAATAAGTCTCCTTTCATGTAAGGAAGGGCACCTGACATAGGCACCCTCTCAAAAGGAAGCTTGGTGTGCTTTTTTAGAAGCTCTCTTACCTGTCGCTCTCCCTCTGCTCCCTTAGCTCTAGAGTCCACCATTATTATATTCCTTATAGTAGGAAATATACTCTACCCATCTAAAGTATGATTTCCTAAAAGGACACCAGTACTTGGCGCAATAAACATTATGCGTCATCTAAGTTCCTCAGAACAGAGAGCTTTTCTTCAAACTCAGCAATTTTTGCTAGCTCACTTTCTACTGCACCCATAATATCTGAATGCTCCCCGATACCCGCAGAGTTTTCTAAGTAAACTTCTAGGTTTACTCTATGAAAATCTATTTTTCCAAGAAAATAGCTTTCTGCTGCCGATAAAATCTTCTCTCTCATCATGTTTCTAACCTACTTATATTTTTGTGTTTAATCACTTCAATCTTATCTAGTAGAGGGTGAGTCCATCCATGGGATACCATATAGGTATTCAACTCCTCTTCCGATAGTAAAACTTCTACTAACTTTTCCCTGCCTAATTCGTCTATAACGTTTATAACTTCATCCAAAAATAGAACATTTAGCCTACTCTTAGAAATACTACTCATTAATTTTCTTATAGATAGTAGAGTAGCAGTATTTACTCTTGCTAATTCTCCACTGCTGAGTGCCAGAATATCTACCGCATTTCCGTTATCAGACAAAGATACATTCAACTTATCTTTCTCTACTACGAAAGAAAGACCGAATCTGCCGTCACTTAGCTCCGATAAGTAAGTGTTAGTCAGATCTTCCAACTCTTTTACAAGGTTCTCTAGTTTATAAGCTAGTAGTCCATTTGTAGAAAAAGCTCGCTTTAGTATGTCTAAATTAGAGAGCTTTTTCTCCTCTACAAGCAAAGAATCTGTTGCAGTACTTAAATCAGACTTTAGTTTCTCTGACTGCTCCAAAAAAATACTAATCTTTGTATTATGTACTCTTCTTTTTTCATTTTCTGAGTGTATATTATCTATCTCAGCTTTTAGAGTATCTATCTTATTAGTAGTCTCTTGTATGTCGTGTGAAATCTTATCTGCATCTAGTAACTCAGTGTCAATAGTCGAATCGTATTTACTAAGTAACTCTTCAAACTCTTTTTTCTTTGCTTTCTTCTTCGTTATCTCAGAATTAACTTCCTTAATCTTATCAATTCTAAGCTGTAGACTTCTTACGGCCTCCTCTGCCTCCTGGCTTCGTTTTTGGCTTTGGCTTTTTAGGCTTGTGATAAGAGTTTGATTGACTTCCTGCTGACATGTTGGACATTCCTTATCTAGACTGCTCAGATGAGCGATCTCTTTAGCAGCCTCTCTAACTTCATGTTGATTGGCCCCTACTTCTGACATCAATTTGTCGTATGACTGTATTCCTTTCTCTTCTTCTCCTACTAAACTAAAGTCTGAGACAGATATCTTAGACAATAAGTTTTTGTAAGTATTATTTTCTCGAATTTTTTTGTTATTTTGCGAGATATGTTCCAAATTTTTTCGTAAATAACGCAAATGTTCTTCGTCTGTTTCCGATATTTTTGGTGGATCTAACAAAGGTTGGGTGATAGTACTATCGAGATTATTTCTATCTAACCAACTTTGTATTCGGTCTACGTCTGCTTTCAGACGAATTACATTGTTCGATATATCCTTAGAAGCGCTCTTGAATATTTCGTAGTATTTTTCGTACTCATCAATACCGAATAAGTCTGTTAAAAACTTCTTTCTATTAGCATCAGTAGCAGTTAAAAACTGTAAGCTAGCACCGGTATTTTGGTACACTAATTGAGAGAAGGTCTTAAAGTCCAACTTTAAGACACTTTCTAGTGTTTTGTACGTATTCGTAGCAGTATGACTAGAAATGTCCTCTCCATTTCTTAGCAATTTTACTTTTATAGTTCCTCGGCTGCGCTTTACATCAATATTATAGTTATCTGTGTCTACAGAAAATTCTAAAGATATATTATAACCCTTGTTATATTCTCTATTTTGAATATCTGCTTTTTTGATATTTTTTGAGTTCTTATTGAACAGCACTTCTTCCAAAATTAGAGGTATAGAAGATTTACCAGCGCCATTCTTGCCGATTAACTGTGTTAAGTTATTTTGACTAAGATCTATACTATTGGAGGAACCGTAGCTAAAGCAATTATCCCATTGCAAGGTTTTTAGAGTAATCATGAAATGTGCCTAATATATCCTTTACGTTGCCAGACTCTAGTTCTAAAATATAAGTTAGATACTCTACTAACTCATCTTCCATACTCATTTCTTTATCAAGTATGAGGGCTGCTTCCGTTTTTCTCTTTATCAACTTTTTATCTAAAAGTTCAGAGTTTGCAACCATTGACAAGTCGGCTATATCACCTTCTAGTTCATATATAGTGTGATGGTAGCTTGTTTGTACCATATCCTCTTCGGAAGATACTAGCTTTCTGATTAATTGAGGCAGTTCAAACTTTTCCCAATTCCAACTGTTATTTTCTGTGTCTATTATAATATATCCCGTATCCACTTCTGTTCTATGAAAAGAGGTGGTCATGGGACTACCTGGATACACTAAATTTAGTTGAGTATTCTTATGACTATGTAAATCGCCAGCAAATACTACGGGAAAAGGCTCAAACCTTTTCAAGTCTACTTCGGGGGTAACATGGGGAGGGATAGCTCCACGCACGTGGGTAAACAACGGTCTTCTTGAGTCAAAGTCTGTAATATGCCAGTTACCGTGTACCTCACAGTACGGGAGTATCCCGAAGTGATCTTCATTGTGAATAGAATCAATTATTTCTACGTGATTATTCACCTCCTTACTCGCTTTTTTCAGTTGTGTTAGAAAAGTTTGATGTTTTTTCGTGGCTTCGTGATTACCGTCGTATATAACTGTACGAACTTCCGTGCCAGAGATAAATTCAAAAAACAACTCTAATTCACCCATGGAGGGTACCCTATCAAAAAGGTCCCCTCCAATCATATGAAGATCTACATCTTTTTCTATTTCATGTACGTCAGAAAAGAACTTGAGGTATCGCTCACGAGCCCACTGCTCAGGAACATTTTTTTGCCCTAATTTTATATGCCAGTCTGCTGTGAACAATATTTTCATTAGTAAGGAAGATCCTCAGTTTCTAGTTCAGTTGATACTTCATCTGGTACACCTGCAGTACCTGCTACGCCTTCTAGGAAGGTTTTTTGCTGATCCGTAGTAGGTCGAGGTAAAATTTCGTCCATAGATTTCAACTCAGAGACTAGAGCTTGCTCGCTATCTGTTAAAGGACGAGGCTTGCACTTCAGTGCTTGTAGCTGATAGTCAACGTTGTATACATTAGGACCTGTTTTTACTCGTCGAAAGTGTACATCCCAGCCCGTTTCTGGGTCCGTAGGATCTCCCAGGTCATCTGCGGCTAGTTTAATTTGTTCCATCAAAGTTTTCTTAAGATTAAGAATCTTGATCTCACCTTCGTGAATACACTGAATGGCATATGCCCATCCACAGCGTTTTTCAGGGTGATACTTCTTAACCCAATCTGTTTCTACATTATCAAAAGTCTCTGTGTCTCTATTAAAAGCCAGACACTCCATAGGAATTTGCTTTTTGTTTTCGCCTTCTACCCAGTATACATATCGAGGTAGAATGTCTCCTACTAGGCGTAGCTTATTATCGCCATCGGCATAAGCGTATTGCTTTAAGCTATTTTTTTGTGCAGAACCTTTTGATTCAGTAAATTTCAATCCCATCTGTTATTTTCTCCTATGCGTCTTCAAACATAAAAAATATCTTATTATCTTTTACTATCAGAAGTCTATTGTTGTTTGTGTGCTTGTGAATGTATGTGGCTAAGCTAGTCTCTCCGGACACTCTGTAATTACTATAGTTCCTCATACTAGCTAGCCTTATATATTCAATCCACTCGGTTGTGGTGTACTGTTTGAAGTGATAAAATATCTTCTCTGGATTAATCAAGAATGAAGATCCAGAGAAGTCTTTACCGTAAAAAGAATATACTATATCCTTTCTATTTTTAGGTATTGTCGCAAAAGTAATATGGTGTACTATGTCAAGAGCTTTCTTAGCCTTACCACCAGATTCTTTAACTATCTTATTCCAATCAAATAGTAGCATATATTATACCAAACCAAATATAAATTGTCAAGAACTATTTTTACCCATGTTTAGTATTTTATAGCCTTGTTTTAGGTAATAACCCTTACGGTTATTAGCCTGCTTGCGAGCCGTATTACCTGTTAAGTTTATATCAATTATTACTGGGTCTTTCTTATCTTCTCGCACCCGTATAACCCTGCCTATAAGCTGTGTAAGTAGAGGCTCATTATTAACCGGAGTACCTAATATCAGGCAACTAAGTTCATCTATAGATACCCCCTCTGAAAAGATAGATTGCGTACCAAAAAGAACTTTTTTATCCTTTTTAATTTCATCCATCAGGGTTAGCCTGTCTTCTTGAGGAGTCTGTCCCGTTATTACAATTCCTATATCTCCCACTAGATTGCAGCACTTTTTAAGTAACTCCACTCTATCTGCAACTACTAACACTTTGTGACCTTTTGTAGCGTAGACACTAGCTAGCAGCGCTAGGAAATGTTGGTACTCCTCATTATAAGCTAAATTATTGACTTTCTTAGCCCAAGGAACCCCCATACCATCCATAAATCTAATTTCACTATCGAATATGTGGATACTGGGCGGCATATAGTTCTCTTTAGGAGGCATATACACTGTAGGACTAAAAAAGTCTCTAAACAATACATGCTTTCCATCCTTCCGCTCTATAGTACCTGACAACCCTATTTTGTACCTAGCTTTTGACTTATCAATTATGTTTTTAAAAGTCGGACTAGATACGTGGTGCATCTCATCTAATATAATTGTACCGAATTCATCAATTATGTTAGGTACTCTCTTAGTTAGAGTTTGTACATTACCTATGACGATTGGACCAGTTGTATCAAACTTTCCGCTACCAATTATGCCGGGATTAATTCCAAAAACCTTTTGAACTTCTTTCTCCCACTGATTCCTTAGAGCTACTGTATGAACTATTACCAAAGTTTTCTGCTTGAGCTTAGAAGCTATGGCAAGACCTGTAAAAGTTTTACCCCAGCTAACCCACGCATTTATTATGCAGTTGTCGTCTACGGCATCATATACCTCCTGCTGGCTGTCTCTCAAAGAAAACTTAAACTCAGGAAAGTCTACAGGTCTTTCTATCCTTTTATCTACTACTTCATATCCGTTTGGTATAAGATCTACTCTACCACAAGGTATACTAACTAATAGTCTTTTCAACCTGCCCATATTTTTAATTATAGTGGGAGGGTCCATAGGGTTGTACGTAGGAATACGGTAAGTGAGCTCTTCGTCAATGGCAGAGACTTGCTCGTCATTTTCAAGAGATAAATATATTCTGTCGGATATAACTGCTTTCATATTTTTCTTTTAGTGTCTTTCTTTTTTTCTTCGCAAAATTCGTACAGAATCCAAGGATAACTGCCGTTATACAGGATACCTGCCCACTTCATATAAGACAGAGGAGGTCTTAACACAGTAAAAGGAGAATTTATTCCTTTTACCCAGATTAAGCACGCAATCTCTCTGTCCTCTACTTTAGTTATCCTATGGTATTTTAGGTCAACTACCAACGTCTTGTCGTAAGAAAATATCTCTCCTGTAGAGTCTATAAATCTTCTGTAGCTAGACTTTAGCATAGAAGGTATATCATGGATTGCTTTAGTAAGAGCAAACTTACTGGGATAAGAAGATCGCAGCCTTCTTATTCCCAGTCTCTCATCGGAAACGTTCTTATCGTCTAAACATTGACCATCTAAGAATACTACTCCATCTTTCTCTTCTATGAAAGCGTCTTTAGGTAGTACAAATAAAGGAAACTGTGCATTAAATATTTTGGTATTCTTTCTCAAACTTACCAAAACTGTAGTCCTCTCCAATATCAAAGTCACACCCTACCGGCGCATTTTCAATATGGCACCCTGCTCGGGGCTTTTGTACGTACTGCATTAATCTTTCACAATATAAGTCTACCTCATCTTCAGGCACTTCTGCTAGAATCGAGTCATGGACTAACGCAAATATCCTACTCTTTAAGCCGTTAGACTTAATGAACTTGTGCATATCTATAGCGCCTAGCAAGTTAATATCACTAGCGGCAGATTGCACTAAAAAGTTAATCCCAGACCTAACTTCATGACTGGCTACTCCCTTATCTGTAGAGAATACGTTAGGTAATCTCCTCTTTCTTCCAAATACAGAATAAATATAACCTTTTTGTGCTATTTCCGCCTGTTTGGTAGTTAGCCAGTCTCGTAGTTTACTAAACTGATTAAAGTAATCATCAATTACTTCTTGAGCCTCTTGCTTAGAGAAGTACTTTCCTGAGTCTTTGGTAACTTGAGCACTAATCTTAGAAGCGCCTGCTCCGTACATAATTCCAAAAGTAACCGCTTTAGCCGCTTGGCGTTGTGTAGAATATAGCGAAGCAACCTCATCTACCTCACAAGGTAGTCTAAATACTACTTTTGCAATAGTAGAGTGGAAGTTTCCTCCCGATCTAAATACATCTTGCAGTTTCTTATCCTTAGCTAAAACTGCAGCAACATATACTTCGGCTGTAGTCAAGTCCATGGCTACAATCTTATGCCCTGCGGCCGCTTTTATACAACCTTTAACCGCTGGATTGTCTCTAGGAAGCTGTTGCATGTTCAGTTTGCCGGAGCTTGTAAGTCTGCCACTGGTAGTTCCATGCAAGCTAAAATTAGTTCGAAGGCGGCTGTCTCTATCTAGCTGAGGTATAATCTTATCTAAGTAAGTATTCTTTATCTTACCCTTCTGTCGTATACTAAGAATATGAGCAGGAATTTCATGCTCCTCTGCAAGAGTTCCTAATACTTCCGCATCAGTGGAGTGTGCTCCTGTTCCAGTCTTTTTACCTGTAGGCTTAAGGCCTATATGGTCAAACAATAGTTTCCTGAGCTGAAGGGTACTATTAGGATTAAACTCTTTATCTTGAAAAGTTTCAAAGGCAGATACTTCTTTGTAGGAGTATAACCCCTTCATTGCATGTTCTATATCATTGCTCATTATTTCTTGGGCAAGGAGTAGCCTTTGGCGATCAAAAGGCACACCGTTTTCCTGTATGTCAGTTAGAAATCTCATGCCTGGGATAAGAAGGTGTTTATACACTCTGCGAATGTTTGCATCTTCATTCAATTCTTTGATTAGTATATCATATAGTAAAAATGTTACTGCAGCGTCAATTGCAGCGTACACTTGTATAATGTCAAAAGGAATCATACTAAAGTTAAAATCACCTCGTAAGATTCCATTCTTTCTACAGTGATCTTCAATAAAATCATACATAGGCTTTTCGTAGTCCCCGTATTTAGTATGTTTTATAGCCAACTGCTTTAATCCATGATTTCCAGGAATCTCATTCAACATGTAGTGTATTAGCATGGTATCTTCAATATCAGGAAAATCAAAACCAAAGTGGTACTCTAACATTGCTAGGTCAAACTTAGCGTTGTGCATAACTACTTTTTTCTTGTTAAACAGTTCCTGCATTTTTTCTGCCACTACATCATCCACATAGTCTGTATCTATATATACAGCCGTGTCAGGCTCGCAGCACATACTAATTCCAAGAATATGACCGTTTCTCGGGTACAAAGCAGTTGTTTCTGTATCAACTGCAACATGAGGGTAGTCACTATCTATAGCCTTGCATACCCAATCGTACGCCTCTTGAGTATCTTGGATTCCATAGAACAAACTCTCATTAATCTTCTCTACCGTTAAGTCCCCAGAGATATAGCCTTTCAACTTGCTTACCGAGTCATTCCAGACAGGGCGTGCCTCTGGTTTAAAAGCCAGCATTCCTGGGCTAATGATAGGAATGAACTTATCATTAATAAGCCTGCCGGTATGCTCCGTAATTGAACGTTCCTTAGTAAAATACTCTAAAGTCTCTCCGCCAACCAATATAACATAATCATATTCTGAAGTATTTATTTCTATGTCTACGTCTTTTCGTAGTACTTTCTTCTTAGCTCTGTCTGAACACAAACTGTATCTATCGAACTCAAAGTCGTTGTCGAACTGTCGTACAAAGTCTGTCTTGCTTGGAGTCTTTTCAATTAAGGCTACTCTAGCTGTCATATAAATATTCCTCTAATTTCTGCACTCGTCCTAAGGATAGGTCTCCTGGATCGGTTCCTTTACCTATAGGTATCTTCTTTACTGTTAAGCCAACCTTCTCACCTAAGTCCATTACTCTTTCGGTGGCTTTTTCTCCTGCCTCGTCTCCATCAAACATAGTGTAAACGGTTGTAACTCCTACTACTTTGAGTAGAGACATTTTATAGCTGTCAAAGTTATTTGTGCCAAATATACAAATAACGTTAGACAAACCTTTGTCAATTAAATTCAAGCAATCAAATATACCTTCTACAAGGATAACACTTCCCTGAACCACATCAAAGTCTCCTGGAAATAAAGGAAGTTTTACTCCTCGTGGATGTATTCTATACTTAGGAGTAATCGTACTATCAGTGGCTCTCCCTATGAAAGCTCTAATCTTTCCTGTTATATCATAGATAGGAAATACTATCCTTCCTGCGTATTCTGGCTCTACACTAGTAAATGCTCTATACTTTTTAATTGTAGAAGCAGAAATACTTCTATATCTTCCTATGAAAGGCGTATAGTTACTTGGCATTTGTAGCCCTATATTGTCTGCTCGAATACTTAAAATCTTGTCCTGTAATCTTTTTCTTTGCAAATCTCTTTGATTTACTGATTCTCCAAAGAACTTAAAAACACTACCCTTAAAACCACAACTAAAGCAGTTCATCACTCCGCTAACTTTATTAACTCGAAGGGATGGGTTTCTATCCTCATGATCAGGATTTAGACATCTAATTAAATAGTCCTGACCAGAGTGTTTGTAAGCTACTTTCTTTTTTGTTAATAACTCTCCCACTTCCACGCTTATTCTCCATCCTCTAGATCTGCTGCAAGCCTGTCTCTTTGTTTAGGGCTCATAGCGGGAGTAGGCCCGATTTTTAGCGTTTGCCAATCCATTTCACTAGTAAAATCGGTCATCGGGCCATTCCTCATTTTCTTGCACTCGAAAGTTATACAAGCGTCCTCAGGCTCCCAAGTCTCTAGGGAATAAGCTGAGTCTGCCGCGTCTAGTATGCCTTTTGCGAAGCGCGCTTCGCCAGTTGCATCAGTTTGGTACGGAGACAGAACCAAAATGCTATGCTCCTGGGCATACTGCTTTAGTGCCTTACTTACCTCTATTTGCTCAGTCCAATCGTACTGGCCATTGCGGCTAGGCATATTGGATCTTTTTACTTGATTTAAGTAATCAACTATAACTACAGTAATGTCCTGTGTAGACACCCTATGTTCTATTTCTGACTTAATTTTAGCCAGAGTTAGAGCAGGGTCATACACAATATCCATCTGAACGTCTCTTCTTAGAGGTAGTCTTGTAACTTCTTTTTGAAAAGAAGCAAAGTCTTTTGATACCAAATACTTCTCTAGTGCCTCATCGGATCTTTCAAACCTTCCAGCCTGAAATTTAGCAAGAACATCTAGCTCAGCTTTTGTAATCATTCGAGAGTTCAGTCTCTCTAAAGGGATTTCTGTAGCTATAGATACCATTCGTCTAAAGACCTGCTCTTTGCTCATTTCAATACTGAAATACAAAGAGCTGTGGCCTTGTAGATACTGGTTAACAGCTATATTACTGCAGGTGAACGACTTACCCGATCCGCGTCTGCCGCCTAACAGAACGAGATCTTGTTTAGCAAATCTTAGTGCAGTATCATATTCATCGTTAAGTCCAAGACTAATATAGTTCTTGAGTTCATCTTCCGTCTGAAAAAGCTCAATCTTTTGCATACTTACAGATTCAATGTCTAGTTCTACACTATCTCTGACTGTTAAGATTATGTTTTCCATAGCTTCTAGGTTCTCTTCTGCCCTAGACATAGCTATAGATTTATCTAAATATTCATCAATCTCTCCCAAAATTAAGTCCTGAGTATACTCATTCTTTAGATATTCCAAGAGAAGGTGGGGCTCAGAGTCTACTTCAGTAGATTCCAGGGCGGTAATTTTCTCTTTTACTTCTCTGCTGGGTACACTAAGTTTAAGATCGTCGAACGAGGGAAGAGAGTTCTCTAAGTCAAAGTGCTTAGAGACAGCGCGGTAAATTGAATGAAATTCTTTAGGTAAATACTCAAGCCGTAAGCTGCCCCAGGTTTCTATATCCTGTTCCCTGATAATAGAACTGATAAGAGCAGTGGCAATATTCATATAGCTGTATACATTATTTAGGCGAAAATAAAGGTGGAGTACGAATGCACCCCACCTCTAAGAGAAAAAAGAGCAATATATTAGTTTACTGCTTCTTTCTTGCTTGGGTAGTCTGCTACTTGCAGACCACGACGGGTAATCATAGTTTTTACACCGCGAACCGTCTTACCAATTTCTTCAGCAATCTGGTCTACAGTCATTTCACTAAGGTCACCCAAAGATTCGAGAGGATCTGCTGTGGAGCCTTTGAGGTCTCGCTGAGCGGGGATAGCCTCAATCTGCTTAGAGCGCAGAAGAGACAGAGCCTTTCCTCGAATAGAGTTTACAGGACGGCTTAGCGCGTCTGCAATATCTTCTACGAAAGCACCGTCTGCAACCATGTCTAAGAAGGTTGCCTCTTCTTCGTCAGTGTAGGTCTTAGTACTAGCAGGCTTTTCAGTAGGACGAACATGTTCCGTCAACTCCATGCTAAGAACCTTGCCTTGGATAGACTTTGCAGAGTACTTGCCACCAGCAAACGTATCTGCGATCTCGCCATAAGTATACTCGCCAGAATTACTTACTACGAACTCTCGTAGAGTTTCTTCTTCTTCTGCATTAAAAGCTCGGCTAGCGCCAGTAGCTGCAGGTTCTACTTCGAAGCCCATCTTGCGCAGCTTGCTAGAAACAGAACGTGTACTAGTTTCTAGACTATCTGCTGCTTCAGCAATAGTAGCTTGGGAAACAGGTGATTCATCACCGACAAAATTAGTGAGCGTGTCGGTTCGCTCATCAGTCCACTTAGGTACTGCCATGTTAAATCTCCAATAAGTCTTTGATATCTGTTACAATACATATTCCCATTGATTCTGCTTTGTTTGTTTTTGCAGAAGCAATGTCACTTTCATTAACTAAAAAAGCTGTATCTTTAGTAATAGATGTTTTTACTGTATAGCCTGCTCGCTGTAATGCTCCTTTGGCTATCTCTTTTGTTTTAAAAGACGTTAGCTTTCCGGATATAACAACTACAGGGCCTACAGCGGTTGGTTTAGTAGAGGTTTGCCAAGTAAAAGGCAAATCTCTGTATTTATGCTCAAAGTCGGTTGTAAACCATTGCATAAAATTTTGTATCGTTTTGGAACCTAGACCTGCCTCAAGTAGTTTTTGCTCTGTTATGTCTTCGATAGTATTAATATGAGAGCATAGTTTCTCTGATGCAGTTTTACCAAATAAAGGTATAGAAAACGATCCTAAAAGGGTTTGTAGATCTGCTGACTTACTATTTTCGATCTGAGTAAGTAACTTATCTGCTAAAGCTGTGCTACTAAGTTTGGTAATAACATCTTCCCTGTTTAGTGCGTAAATATCATTGATATCTGTCAACTCTAACTTAGAAATAGTAGCAGGACCTAGCCCCTTGATTTTTAAAGAAGTAGCAAAATGTCCGACAATTTTTTGTGTCTTATCTGCACAGGAGTCATCCACACAGTACAGTAAGTCGTTAACCCAAACAAGTTCAGAATTGCATCCTGGACAATTGCTAGGCGGTAAAATTTCTTTCAAGTTACTTCTTCCCTAAAAAGTAGACGTATATTATACAAAAATCAACGGATAATGTCAAGATCTATTTTTCTATACGTCTTGTAATTCTCGGTATTATATCGCCTGACCGTATAACTTCTACAGTACAGCCTATCTCTAGGTCTAACGAACGAATATAATCTATATTATGGAGGGTTGCTTTAGATATTTTTGCCTCGTCAATGTAGACGGGCTCTAGTATTGCTACCGGAGAAACTACACCGCTCTTTCCGGTCTGCCAAACAACATCTAGCAACTTAGTTTGTACACCCTCTTTTCTTTCTTTTAGGGCAAAGGAGCCTCTAGGGTGATGAGAGGTTGTGCCCTCTCTTTCATACATACTGTTGCTTTCTATACGAAAAACCTTTCCGTCTTGAGGAAACTGCTCATAAGTACTGTCTAGAATCGTAGTGAATCCTAGCTGTCGTATAGCTTCCATATCCTTGGAAAAAGTATCTTCTATAAAAGGGTAGCATCCATGAACAACAAAGGACAGCTCGCGGGAGATAAACTCCGGTATGCTTTTCAAGTTAAGGGAACCTGCTGCATAATTTCTAGAGTTTGGTATATTTTTGGGAGATACTACCTCTCCCGTGAGCTGTATAAGACCATTATAATTAATTCTAATCGGAACAAGTTTTTTTGCAACAAACTTATCAGTAATATCTAAGCCTTCTAGACCGTTCCCTCTAGTCAATACTTGAACTAGCAATCCCTCTGAATATGTAATGGCTACGGACGCACCGTCCAATTTTGGTGTAGTAACTACCCGCCCAGAGATCGAGGAGAGAGGTGAGTTACCTTCTCCTTCATAGTGCTTTTGCAAGCTATATAGTCTAAAAGTATGAACTACAGGCTGCCCGTCTTCTAGAGCATACCCTACAGTATCCCAGCCTATATCTTTAGCCAAAGAGTCGAACTCCTCGTCAGATATGATAGGCGTACCTTCGTAATAAAGTTTAGATGCTTTCTGTAAAAGTTTATGTATCAAAAATTAAAATTCCTAGAATCATTAAAATACAGGAGTATTATGTCAGATTTTATGAAAAAAGTCAAGAACTATTTTTAACTACGATCTATACAATTCGTCAAAAGTATCTCTAAAGTAAGATAAAATACTGTCTCTGCTTTCCGCCAAAGACAATATTTCAACTAAACCCGCAAATAGCTCATATGAGTTTGTAAGGTCTAAAGGCATAGATATACCCTTACTAGAGGGCATACTGTCGCCTTCAAAGTTCAAGTAGTACTGTCTTAGATGTAGGTACTCTACTCCGTTAAAGTTATTGATGGTGAGTTTAACCTGCCTGCCATCGTCATACTCGTGTACAATTCTAGAGTACAGCTCTGAGGACTCTGCTCTATACATTTCTTACATCTCCGTTTCTTAGCACGGAAGATAAAGGTACTATACTTGTTATGTTCTCAGGGTTTAATAGGCGATAAGAATCTGTATCCCAACAAAATAGCAGAATATTATTACTAGTTTCTTTAGCCCTATTTTTCTTCTCTTGAATGTACTTAGTGCTAAAGTCTAAAGTACATACATTGTACTTTAACTTTTTAGAGTTAGTACTTCTATACGTTATTATAGCATCGCCATAGCTCTCTATAAGCTCTTTGGCTTCAAATTTTTTCATACGGATTTCCAATATAATTAAAAAATCCGCGACTGGTTAGTTACTATTTATTTGGGGGGTCTAAATCCAGAGCATGATATATTGGGGTTCTATCCGGCAACTCCGAAGATAATCTAGAGTTTAGATCTTCTATGCTAACATAAGTTAGAAAGTCGTTAATCGCCGAGTCTGGACTCATGGAATAAATTTTTATTCCTAGAGGCTTACACATGAGAGAGAACTTATACAAATATTTACTAAGCTGTTCGTACAGGGTTGCATTCCAACGTCTCTGCTTATCGCTTAAGCTAATATCTGAGTTGTAGTAATCTCCTTTGTCAAGTGTAAAGTCGCATCCTGCTAAATATATTTCTCGGTGTCCCATCCAAAGAATTATATTTAGCATAGTTGCAAAAGAGTTCTGGTGCCAAACAAACTTACCTTTTTCTGTCAGTTCGGTAAATATGTCGAAAACTCCGGTGGCCTTTCTCAGGGTTGCATAGTACATATTATGGGTTTTAAATAGTTTGGTCCCATTGTAAGTTCTATCCTGATACCCTGATCTTAATATTTTTATAAAAGGCTCAAAGAAAACATCCCTGTCATAACAGTGAGGGTCATCCATTCCTGCCCAGACATTCGGATAGACTCTGGGATAAACATTGTTTAAACCAAAGACAACCTTCTTAGGGCCAGGTAATAGAGTACAATCTACCTTATTTAGGGAGGGGCCTCCACAGGCCAATATAGCTACGGATGAGCTATATAGCCTGTGCAGACTAGAGTCGTGCCAGCCTCCTCTATTATAATAGAGAAGGGACACTTAGTCGTTTACTGCGGTAATTACGGTTGCAAAATACTGTGCGGCTTTACCCGTTAATTTATTAACAATATCTGCATCAACTTCCTGACCAGCATCTACTAGAGCTTTTTCTAGAGCTTCGATTGCTGCTGCTTTTGATACTCTACTGGAAGATCCCGTAGAAGTAGAGGTTGAAGAGGATGTGCCAGGAGATTTTTTAATATAAACTCCGGCTTTAGTTAGAATCATTCGTACACCGTTAGGGCTCTCTCCTACTTCATCAGAGATTTCTTTTACAATCTCCATAGAAGTTTCGGCAGAGGGCTCTGCCATCTGGTACATTTCAATCACTTGGGCTTTCTTTTCGTCGTCCCACGCCATTTTTCTTCTCCGTTTCAGTTTTCCATTATGTCCTGGGCAAGTGCCCAGAGTTTCTAGCTGTTGTCTATAAAATCGGTCGCTCATTGGTTCTCTTAATTTTATAAGTGTATATTATACATATAATTTAGAGTGAATGTCAAGAAATATTTTTCTACACGTTAAAAGAATTACTGGGGAGATCGGGTCTACCCAGAGTTTTACTATCTTGCTCATGCTTGTCAACGTACTGTTTTATTATGTCTGTTATAGCACTTTCTAATAAAATAGATATTTCGTAGGAAGTTAACTCTACCTGCAAGGTGCCAGACCCATCTTCGTTTTCTTTATAGCTTTCTACTTTCACAAACTTCTCCTAGATCTTTGAGAGTATATATTCTGGATTTGTGTAGAGATAGGGGTCTTCCTCTACATTGTTATCCTTACCCTCTTCGATAAACCAGTCCGTAATGTTTCCGTTATCTGCAATAACTGCATACCTCCAAGAACGCTGACCAAATCCAAGATTGTCTTTTTGTACGTTCATTTCCATAGCTTCCGTAAATTCACTGCTTCCATCTGGAAGCACTGTTACATGCTTTAGGTTCTGAGACTTTGCCCATTGGTTCATTACGAAAGCATCGTTTACAGATACACAGTAGATATCGTTAATACCTTTTTCATAGAACTCGGGTGCTAACTCTTCAAACCTAGGCAGCTGAAAGGTGTCACAGGTTGGCGTGAAAGCGCCAGGCAGGGAGAAGATTAAAACTCGCCCTCCTGCAAAAAGATCCCAGCTAGTAAGGTTCTTCCACTGATAGGGATTTGGTCCGGATGCTGTAGCATCATAGACTCGAGTACGAAACGTTACTGAAGGTAATGCGTAGGGCAGAGGTCGCCAACTATTGCTATAGTCCTCTCTTTCTAGTTTTGAGCAGTGGATGTTAACGGTCATAGACTTCTCCATATATTTTATATAACAGGTTCTCTAGATTTTGCATAATCTGATAATATTCTTTCTCAGTAGCAAACAGAGCTCCATCTTTGTAAATGAACTGATCCATATCTACTCGCAACTCCTTAATTGCTTGAGCAAGATCAATTTTTGGTTCTATTTCTCTTCGTAAATCTTGTAATTTTAGGTTAAGTACAGATACCTCAAGTGCAGTAAGATCCATTCTTTCTGCATAATGAAGTATATCGTCTACGGCTGAGTTCATATGCCTCCTACAGGTTCTCTATATACTTATATAGTTTATCATATCCGCCCACATGGTAGTCATCTACAAATATTTGAGGATATGTTTTGAATTTTATTTTTTCCCAGAGATCATCTAAAGTATAATCTCTATCTAGTTGTAAATAGTCAAATGCTATATTCTTACTTTTCAACAATCGTCGAGCTTTATCGCAGTAATCGCAATCTTGTTTTCCATAGATTGTAAACTTCATGGATTGTACGCTCCTTCTACAAACTCAGTAATCATAGGGAAGATTTCTGTTAATGCTTCTGCGCACTCTACTGCAATCCGTGCATGTTCTAGCTGTGTGCCATTTCCGCTTCGTAGCTGAATAAAATGTACCCAACTACGAATAGTCCCTGCCATATATAGTCGTGAAGGAGTTATTCCTTCGGGCATGACAGCACGAGCTTGCTCTTTAGCAATACCCTGCTTGATTGCCCATTCATACGCGGTACGAGCAGCCTCCCAAGCATTTCGTTGTTTTACTAACCATTCAGCATGAATCGGTCCGTCCTCAAGTCGTACAGAATTCTGTCGATTCTTAGGATCTTGACCACGTGCCTCACGGAAAGTAGGGCTGCCCAAAGCCTCGGGCATAGCATATCGCTGACTAAACTCTTGAAAGGAGAAAGAGCGATGACGCAGCATTTGTCGTGCAATGTCTCGCGTTGTTTCAATCTCAATTGTAGCAGATACCATTTCTAGCGGTGACCAGTGGCCCTCTCGAATTAAGTATCGTACTAGCTTTTCTGCGGTATCACTATTATTCTGGTTAGAAGGATTTGATACTCTTGCTGCAAAAGCAATGTCTTCTACAACAGATTGACTTGATGAACTAATAAGTTTTGCTGTCATTAGGTAAAACACTCCTCTTTATTATCACACTCTGTAGTTAACTCGTTGTACCAAGGAGGTAGTTCTCCTCTACTATAAACATTTGAATTAGTACAGCCATAACACCCTAAGGTAACTATACAAATAAGTATTAAACTTTTCATCGACTAATCCTCTTTTCGTAGTCTGCAATATCTTCGTCCCACCAATAAGGTTTTCCTCTAACTTTCCAGGCTGCACCTTTGCCAATTGCAGCTTTGTCTTTCATGTAAAACATGCGATAAGAAGCAATGGCATCTTCACTTTTTAGTTCATCAGGCATAGCTTGGGCAAACTCAGTGAGGCCAAGATTAGGTAAATTTTCCATGTCAGGCAGGTGTGCTATAACTTCACAAAAAGATTTGTGGTCAGCTCCGCCTCGATATATGTGCTCTTGATTTAGAGCATGGGCATAGCAAAAGAGCCACTCGTAGTTCTCTTGTGACTCTCTAGCCCAAATAGTGCAGGGGTGATTGTACATTGTAGGTAGGTAAGGAAAGTCCCTCACAGGATTTTTCTTTGCCTCTTTGAGTACGGCCCATTCTTCACTTGTAAGTTTTCTAGGTATGTAACCTAGGTATTTATCAACCCAGTGATTTGTGCACAGCATTTGAGCAGCTTCTAGCTGCATCTTTCCAGAGTGCTGGTCAATGTGAAATGCTGCGCATAAATCAATATCTTTATCAAGTACAAATATATTCATGAGACGTATTATATATAATTTTAGCTATCATGTCAAGAACAATTTATGCCTCAACATCCAATTTCCACTGACAAACATTTTTTCTTGGATCTTTATTCTTCTGCGCCATGTACACACTGTTTGCACCTACAAACCACTCTTTTCTGTCCCGTCGTGCGTCATAGAATACAGAATAAGTGAAATAAGTAGCAAAAACTGCACCTACATGACCAAAGATTAATGGCATTAAGTCCGCCCACCCAGCAATCAAAAAGCTAAACACAACTGACCATATAATGGAAAGAACTGTCATATAGTAGCACTGGAGACTGATATCACCGATAAACCTCAACGGATTATACTTGAGCTCCATAATAGATTCCCAAGAATAAAATGCCTTCATAAAAAACTGTAAAATACCGCCCACTATACTGCCTCCAGTCTTTTCATTAGCCTTTCAGCACGTGTTGGAACCTGTCGATACCATAAGGAGTCTCGTCCCTCTTTAGCCGCCTCGCACCAGTCTTCGTTATTAAGAGCTGCGTGCATATTCTTGAACTTGGATAATCGAGGTCGCCCTAGATTAAACATCATATTTACTAGGACTTCTTGTACTTCACTAGGCCAATCTTCAAAGTAGGATTCTCGATATAGAATCAAGCACTCTCGTACAGCAGTATGTAAATCATTAATAAATACAGCGTGTACTCTTTCTTCGCTAATAGGAGTGCCATCAGGTTCTCCGTACTCGTCATCATCCGGAGTAACTAAATGCCCGACTCCAAAAGTAGGATACCCCAAATGGTCTCTGTAAATTTCATACTTGACTCCTTCATCAATCTTGAGTTGTTCATATACTCTATCTGTGTTCATTTGCTTTTTGCTCCTTTCGCGCTTTTTCTTGTTTATTCCAAACCTTATATATCCTTCCGGATTTCATAAGTTTATAGAATTTTTTATACGTCTTGTTCAAATTCTTCTTCTGCTCCATACCAATCCCATCTCCTACAGGTACAGTCTGGGCAATCTGCACCACTACTTCCACACGAAGGACAAACATCCTTGAAAAGTGGGGTTTCTGCTAGTACCATCTGCTGATTTTTAACCGTATTAGAAGTAATAGCTATTTGTTGTTCCTGGTGATGCAATTTTCTCTCCAGTTTCTTACGAGTTCTTTGTTTCATCCAAATCCTTGAAAAGGGGGCGCAAGGCCCCCTGCTTTGCTATCCAATGCTTATCTGGACAGGCTTACTTGCTTCTGAGTGATTTAATACTATCTGTAGTACTCCATTTACTAGCTCTGCACTAGACACCTCTAAGTCTGAGTCAACCTTAAAAGAGCGTTCAAACCCTTTACCACTAAAACCTCTGTGAACTGTAGTCCCTGGAATCGTATCTGAAGTCTTTTCGCCTTTTATGCTGAGGGTTTCTTTATGGTGAGTTACAGAGATTTGATCTTTAGAAAGACCAGGAACCGCAAGCTCTATATGATACCCGTTATTGTTTAACTTAAATATGTTAAATCGAGGATGTGCATTGCTCTGTGTCATAGGTAGGTCTGTATACCCTACAAAGAACTTTTCTAAATCTTGAAGATTATTGATAGTCATTTTTTTTCTCCTTT